TGTAGCCCAACTCTGTGCTGGTTACAGTAGTTGGGCGACTACAACCACTAAACAAGTTCCTGTTCAGTTAAAGAACAAAGCACAGAGCAGAACGGACGCTAGTGTACTAAAACTGTTCGAGGTTATGGGTACTAAGGCATGGAGCGTAAAAGAGCTTACAGAGCATGTTAGAAGCCTTGGGAATACGTTTAAACGCGATACCGTGAGGGATTATCTTCACATCCTCGTATCAAGGAAAATGGTGGTTAAGTCTATTCATGGACAACCACATAAATTTTGGAAATCTAACGTGCGAAAGATTAATGATGATTGAATTATTGCAACGACTATTTTTAGGGCATTCGCATAAATGGACTATTCATGAAACCATGATGGTTCGTAATGATGGCGGAGATTCTTATGAAGGGAAAATTGTAGTTCTGCAATGTGAAGTATGCGGGAAATTGAAAAATCATAAAATTGAGTGGTAATCATGACCAAATACGAAAACTATCTAACCTCACTAGCCAAAAACGCTAACGAGCCATGCTCTAAGTGCAAAGAAAAGCCCCGCCATGTAACCAAAAGCGGCAAGATACTTGGTACGTTATGCACTGAATGTAATAGAGAATATCATCGAGAGAATCGAAGGAAGCTGAAAATTCATAATAGAGTGCCAGAGCATTGAAATTACTTATATGACTTTCTTTACTTGTTCTTTTATAGTTCATTACATCAACAACGAACTAAGGAGATTGAAATGAACGCAAAAATCAGCAAAGCAATCCTCAGCGAAGTAAATAGCGGTAAAACAATTCAGCAGGCTATTGATACCGTTCTTGGACAAGGAACATACGCAAAAGTTGCTGGAGATGTTTATGATGCCTTGAATGCAAAATGAACATTGCATATGAGTGGTATATGAATCATGGAAAAAAACTCCATGATTCTCGCACCACTACTAATGTGCTTTCTGAGAGCTTTATAAATCATGCAAAGTCATGCGCAACAGAAGAAGAACAAAGATATATTGATGAATGCGTTACTTTCCAAGCCTCTCCGCGTGATGGCTCAAACAGGGAAGTCACTCAGCAGCACCCCTATATTGAACGCGCAATATAGGCCTAATTAGCCATCTAAACGAACTAGGAGATTGAAATGGAATGGCAACCGATTGAAACAGCGCCAATCAAAGAATTTGACAAAGAGAGCTGGTATCGCAACACAAGTCCATATTTGTTATTGTGGCTTGGTGGACGTACAGTTATCGGGTCATTTTCATACACTAAAAAAGGCAAAGGACGGTGGCAAGAGAATGGTTATAACTGCAATCCTACTCACTGGATGCCATTGCCGGAGGCTCCAAAATGACCAACGCCATCATCACATTCACCATCTCGCACAACGGACTTGAACAGAAGATTCCAGTTAAGTTGAATATGGACTTGCTTCTTTTCTCAAATGGAAACGATAAAGAGTTTGATTTGAAATGCTGGATTAATGCAGCTCAACAAGAGCCTGTTGTAGCGATGATTGCTTGTGGAGTTAAAATTGATATTACTGGGAGATTGGAATGACAGAAGCAAATATCAATAATCTGATTGGAGCGATAGCATTTGTCGCAGTATGCGGAATGATCTGTTATCTGATTATGAAAGGCAAGTTATGACCGCACAGAACGAAGAGAATATTCGATTGGGATTCATTAAATGGTATTCGTTGAAATATTCAAACTATCCAAGCGCAGGCGCGCTGGCAAATAAATTTCCAGTATGGCAAGCCGCAATTGCTCAAGGTGAGCAAGAGCGCAATCGCCTAAAAGAAGCAGAGATTAAGTTGTGTGAGGCTTTAACTGAATCCCAAAAGCGCGAGGCTGAGTTGCAGGAACGGATTGTTAGTCTTGAAGAAACAGAACGTCATTATAACGATTGCTGTGATGCAGAACGTATGTTGAATGCTCGCGTTGCAGAATTGGAAGCAGAGCTTGCCAAGTACAAGGAAGCGAAGCCGGTTGCATATGTCAAATATCGAGTAGGCGATTTCCCTGAATTTCTGCCAGTCATAGCAGGAAAAGTTCGTACCACTGAAAATTTATCGGAGTATGAGCCGATTTACGCCCACCCTGATAACGCGAAGGATTGAACATGACAGACATTATGGAAGTTGCAAATGACCTCGCAACGTATCTATCAGATGGCTCTATTGCTTTCACAGAAGATGCGCTCCAAGCCTTCGCCGACCACTACCGCAAGGAAGGCGCGGAAGAAGCCAACAAGACAGTCGAAGGGCTGCACGCACAGCTAACCGCAGATGATAAGCAAATAGTAGCCATGCACAAGACCATCGAAGAACTCAAGCAACAACTCGCCGCAACCGAGCTAGTTGTGGAGCAGCTGCGGGAGGCATTGAATAAATACACTGGTCAGCACGATAGGCACGGTTCGTATTGCACAGCTTATGAAGCCGTCCAGCTACACCCATCCATCTCCGCACTAAGAGAGGATAGGACAAAAACCATAGACCGACTTAAATCATTCCTGGCATGCATGATTGAATGCGAAGCATATGAAACAGTTGTTCTTCCGCATATAGAGACTTTTGCGGCATCCGAACTACGCGCTAAAGGAGATAAGTGATGAGCATGAATACTGAACAGTTTTTGCAGCAACAAATAGACTCCCTGATGATAAGCGTTGTACTAAAGCAATCCGAACTCGAATCTCTCAAGCGTGAGCGGGCGATGCTGGTTGGGCAATTAAAACAATCAGCAGCTTGTTTGCATGATGTAGCAAGCGGGAAAGGTGGCTGGGCATGGGAAGAAGTGTACGGAGAAATTATGGACGTGCTCTCCGCCACCGAGCCACAGGCTACGCAATGGCTGGAAGAACATGATGCGGAAGCATTGGAAGAAGCAGCAAAAATCTGTGACGCTCAATTTGAGAAAGATAGGCCACATCAAATAAACGGCAATCAGCCGGATGATTATGTTACCGGATACGCGGATGGGAGTGGTGATTGTGGTAATGAACTTCGCCGTCTTGCCGCATCCAAGCGTAAGGAGCAGGTATCGCCAGAATCCGACATTGACCAACTAACTCGTACTATCTAACGCAAGAAGCTCTGCATTCCTTGTAGAGCTTCACGTTATTTCTTCCAATATTCCCAAGCCATGAACGCCATGCAAAGACAGATAAGAAGCCCAAGTAGCAATCCGTCCATTTAATTTCTCCTAACGGTTTTTCTCAGTTCCGTTGTTTTTCTCGAATGTCCTCATAGCGCCTAGACCGAGCAGACCAAACAGGATTTGCATTGTAATGCTTGTGTCCAGGACAGGGAACGTCCCAGAATATCCGAATTGGGTAGCAACAAAGCGCATAAATGGTTCGATGATAGCCGCATATCCTAGACCTAATGCCCCTACCCAACCACAAGAAGGTCTCCATCCAGCAATAAACCAATTAGTAGATGCGGCCTCAATCTTGTTAACTTCAATCTGATCAGATGAAAGATTGTATTCGTTCATTACTGTTTGAAGTTCTGTAGCGAGTTTAGCCTTTTCGACTTCGGTTTTATCAGGCCAGAACTTATCTACAATTCCTTTTGCCGCTGTTGCCAAAGCTCCAAGTCCTGCAATATCTACGCTCATGGTTTCATCCCCTCAACAGTCCAGTAAATCTTCTCTCCACGAGCTACAGCAGCGTCTAAAACACGCTCAAGCGCGTCTTTAGCCACTCGGCTACCTGATACCTCTCCATTCTTTTCATCGCGTTCCTTGCCAATTATGAGGCATCCTTCGGTGTCATGTGAGGTGTTGCCAGAATGGATTCTTACGCCTTCAAACCCTGGCACGTTCATTAATTGATATACCATCTTGCCGAATCGCTGGCTAAATGTCTTTTCCACCTCATACGTACCAACAGGAATGGCTGTCTCATTCTTTACCTTCCAAGCTCTAACTGATTTATTTGGAATTTCTCGAACAGCATCCTCAAGGATATACGGACAACCGTTGAATGATTTATTGTCAAGTTCGATGCGGCTAATTGTAAAGTCGTCCCCGAAGCAGTAACGTTTTTGCAGAACCTTCACTTCTTCATCCCCAATTCTTTCATAATCTCATCCTTTACATGATGTCGGTCTATTTCTTTGTGATGTTTGTTCACTCGATAGTTGAGATACTGAAACACCAAAGTTACTAAGGCAGTAAACACTACAGTCATAGCGCCGATAGCGGTAGCATTCTCTCCGAAGAAAAGAAACAACCCTCCCCCAACAGTTGCCCCAGCCCCGATGTTAGATGCATCATGTAATGTCGTATTAATCATTTCTTGCCTTCCACAAGTATTTAATGTGCTTTACGATCTGACAGATAAGGAAAACGAGTTTTCCACCGATTAGGATTAGGACGATGTAAGGTATTAAGTTTGTCAGTTCCACATCCCGCTCCCAAAAGCTGAAAAATAATCAATAACGACATGACATAGGTGTATATCCCCGACTCAAACAGGTAGTAATCATCAATAACGATGAAGAGTTGACCTGTAAAATGAAGAGCAAGCATTAGTGCAAGCAAGATAGACTGATAGATTTTCTGAATGTCGCCGTACTTCAATACAAGTAAGGCGGTTACTAATTCAATATCTGAATAGACCATCATCAACCACGGACTGTCAGCGGTTGTGTAATGGTCTATCGCAAGATTAGCAATAGCCGAAAAAGCAAGGATTGAGTACGTCCTAGACTTCAAAATGAACGCCAGAGCGTAGAACGCAAAGACGTTAATCCATAGAGGAATCATTTTTTCTTCTTGTTTCCATTTGTTGGGATGTCTTCTTGCTTCTTGCGCCTAACGGGTTCTTTACCATATCCAGCCATAATCATCTCCTTTTTAAAAGTCAACACATTTTACCACATTTTATGCAGGCCATACCATAATCGGAAGCTCTGATATTAATTGAGATTCTGTCGGTACAGGGCGAGTCCCTGCAGCAACTGCTGCTTGAACTTGGATGCAATGCGCATAGCAAGCATCCATCCATTGACCGAATGCGATTGCTTTGTTCTGCCACGGGTTAGGATAGCCTGCGCGCATTGCGCAGGTAACGCGAGAGTCCCACTTGTCAGCTCTTGCTACAGAATCAATATGTCTGTCAACCGCTTGTTCAAGTTCTTTAGTTATTTGTGCTGTAGTTTTTTGTATTATAGGATTTATCGCTGCTATTACTGCCAGAGTCCATTCCGCTGTAGCCAGCGCGTTGATGGTGGCCACCTCTCCCAAAGTCAGATTAAGGTTTGGTCTCAAGGAAAGTTCTGCCGCGATGTTGCAACCCGGCACCAGCCCCAGCGAATAGCCGTTCGATTCGATGTCGATGATGCCGAATCTTCCTAGTTTGATTTCAGCCATATGTTCCTCACGCGGTGATATAGGTGTAAGACTTTGGGTAGAACGTCATTGCCCCGCTTGCTGTCCATGTTGGTCCAGATGGAGATGGCTGCAATGTGATGGTGCCTATGGTAGCGAACTGGGCTAAGCCAAAAATTGGCGTACCGCCATTGTCAACTGATACTCCGTGGTCGTAATAGACGTATGACGGAGCGAGGCTGGAAGGCAACCCAGTCAGAGTCTTGGAAGTCGAGTTGCTGGTACCGCCAATGCTGATAGCAAGTGGAGATAGCGTTACCTGCTTGCCAATCTTGACCCACTTGAAGTCAATGGTTGGCGAAGTCGTGCATCCGGTGAGCGTCAGCGTGACCGTGCCCGAAGAATATGGGCCTACAGCAGCAACATAGTTCTTAATCCGACAAGTCGTCGCCGTTAGCATCTCCACATCGAACGTATCGCCAGCGGCGGTAGTGATACTCGCAAGTCCTTGTGTAATGATTAAATTTGTTGCGTGGTGAGTGATTGAACCTGCGCCCAATGCTCTAACATGATAAGTTACCCCAGCAACTCCGTTGAATGCTGTAATGGTTGTTCCGGTATCACTCAGAGTTCCGTTTAGTGATGTATCAAGAGTTGTTGTAGCAGCACGAGTCCATGCTGTTACGGATTGATCAACTTGTACCGCTTTACCTGCTATCACCCCAAGTAACGTAGCTTTGATATTTGCCCACGTTACATGATTAAGTAATCCGGTAATGCTATCCCAAATCACCCATTCATCAGCATCAACTGGAGTTGTTTTGTTCGTCGCTCCATGAATTGCAGAAGCAATAGAAGTAGCACTTGCGGCCTGAACAGATTTCAGATTCCCCAAAGAATCGGTTATGTACCATCCGCTTGTGTCTGTATATCCTAATACATCATCAATCTGTAAAGTGACATCCTGAATCTGATAACAAGTTGCCGCCGTTCCTGTTCCAGTTCCTACTCCAGTTGCCGTAAAAATAACACCTACCGTATTAGCCGAAGCTCCGATCAAGGTAAAATCTGTAGTGCCAACAGAAACAATCTGATAATCATTCCCCACTAAAAAAGCACCAGCAGTAATTAATCCAGTCGTAGCAGTTGCATCTACCACATAAATACGAATTATTTTTGATACGGTATCCCGCCCATAGATGCTTAGCCCATTTACTTTCCTAATGGTCGAAGCCGCAGGAGCAGGAACAATATCTACTGGGGTTGTCCCGTTCGTATAAGTACCCAACGGAACCGCAGTTGTAGTCGTAGTTGTTAGATCAACAACATCCAGAGAAACCGACAAATTAAGTGTTGTCTTTGCGGTTGTGAGAACGGCGGTTAATTTTCTATTTGAGTCTAAGAACATGTTAAATCCTTAATGTCGAAACTGCTCTGCTTTGAGCCAAAGTTATGCCAGTTCCAGCAACTCCTAAACCTGTCACTTGAAAAACCGCAGTCCCTGCTCCATTCAAAACTTCAAATACAACATCAGTATCCGCAGCAGAGCCTCGCTTTATTTGGAATGCACCCAATGTTGCATCTGTTACAATCTGCGGTTGTGTAGAATTGTTGTATGCGCCCTGTAAATTAGTCGTTGAACTTCCGGTTGATGCACCACTAGTCTCAGAACCAAACTTACCCGCATCCAAAAATATAGCATCAGTAGTCAAGTTTAAATTAGTTGCCGCACCTCTTACAATTATCCATCCACGAAATGGAATAGAATCAAGCGCAGGATTATTAGCAGTAGCTACGGATTTTGCAGCTTCTGCCTCGGCTTCACTGTTGTAGACAATTTGCCCATACTCAATCCCTGTTAGTTGTGAGTTTGGTAAATAGTGAACTCTAAGCAACGTCCATTTATTATTGCTTACTAAACCGTTAGGCTGAGTAGCCCCACCTGTTCCATCGTCATATCGTCCAGGGGTGATATCTGAATTTAATACTGTAGTCCATCCGCCAGTACCATTACGCCATGTGATAAGAAATGATGCTCCAGTGGATGCAGCACACGTTATTACGTTTGGGTTTTGTTTGTTATTTTTCCAGTTAATTCCGGTCTGTGTGAGTGTTCCAGCAGATTTATTTATCCTGAGAGTGTTTGTAGCATTGGCCGAATATATATTCCCAGAATTGATCGGGCCAACTGCTAACGAAATGTCCGTTAAAGAACTGGAAACATCAAAACCATTTACTTCAGTTAATGAATCAGCAGAACTAATAAATGTGTGACTTGTGTGTACTAACGCACCTAACAGAACTTTATTTCTTAAATCAGCCCCAGAAGGTTTTGTCGCTGATTGTGTTATTGTTCCGGCAGAATCAATAATGACATAAGTGCTGTCTTGCGTAGCTAGGTTTGTAACGGAATTCCCAGTAGACCCTGCATAAGTTATTTCAGAATATGTAGAAGCAAGTGGGTTTGTGTAATTGTTCATTACACGGAATGTACCAGCGGCTACGTCAAATTTAGTGGTATCTGCATTGATAGATAATGTGCATCCTGTTATCAGCGCGGTGCTCATTTGATTAAGAGCGGCGTTTAATTGTGCAGCGGTGAGGTGAGAATACGTCGCACTATTCAGGTTATCTTGCGCCGCATGGTCGTGCTTATGGAGCGTTGTAGCACCGCCATCAGTCAAATCTGTAGCTTGTGTTCCGGTTAGATGGTAATAATCATCCGTTGTACCTCCTTGCAATCCAGCTTGTGAATTGTGCCTGTGCTTATGGAGGATTGTTTCACCTCCATCAGTTAAGTCTGTTTTAACCAATTTTGTTAAATGAGTAGCAGCATCAGAATCCAACTCTTGCAAGTCAGCGTGTTTGCGCGTTTCAATTTCCGTTAGGTTAGAACCTGCCTTGCTAATAGCAGACCAAAGAATCTGACCACCAGTAGATACAGGAGCCAGCAGTTCTTTTATGTCCGTGAACCATTTAATCCATGTGCGAGGCATTTCTGCATAAGATTTACCGCCTTCAGTTGATATAGGCAGACGCTCTCTTGATGGTGGAGGGGATAGGCTCATACTAGGTCGTAGGTTAGGACTTCATGCATGAAAAGATAATAACCAGATGTTGGCATTTTGGTTAATACGCCATTTGCTGAATTTCTTAAATACAGCATAATCGTGTTATCAACTAGACTTGTTATATATGCAAAATCCCCCAATGAGGATAATGCTATTCCCCATGCACTAGTGCTAGTTGCATAATCAGTTTTGGTGGATAAAGTTCCATCAACCGTATTCCTCGAAAACATAGAAACAGTATTTCCAGATACGTTTATCGCATATACAGAAGTTCCATCTTGCGAAATAGTTACATCATATGGCGCAAGTCCTGTTGCATAATCAGTTTTTGTAGACAAAGTTCCATCTATCGTACTTCTTGCATACATTGAAATTGTGTTAGCAGTATGATTGGTTACATAGATAGATTTACCATCAACAGATATTGATATATGGGTACTTCCGGTTCCAGTCGCATAATCAGTTTTACCTGAAAGAACGCCAGTATTTATATCTCTTGTGTATTTCGAAACAGTATTCGCGCCAGAATTAACAACATAAACGTTCGCCCCATTAGGAGAAACAACCACACCATATGGTGTAGTGCCTGCCGCATAATCCACTTTAGCCGACAATGTGCCATCTGTTGTATTTCTTGCATACATTGAAACCACGCCAGTTGCCGATGTAGCATATACAGAATTCCCATCAGCGGATATTGCTAATCCTTGAGAATTGGCAGCAGTTGCATAATCAGTTTTTGCTGATAATGTGCCAGTGACTATATTCCTTGCATACATTGAAACTGTTGCAGATATTTGATTGGCAACATACACAGATTTACCATCGGCAGAAATAACTACTTTGTTTGGAGACGTTCCTGTCGCATAATCTGTTTTTGCTGATAATGTTCCATTGGCAGTATTCCGAGAATACATAGAAATAGATAGACTGGCCTGATTAGTTACATAAACAGATATTCCATCTGGAGAAATTGCAGTATATATCGGAGTATTCCCAGTTGCATAAGTTGCGCCTGTTAACAAAGAATAGGTCTTAGTGCTTATCCTACGAATTGTATCTCCGCATGGAGTACTACCGATAATAGTGTACGTAATTTCTGTCGCCGGAACAGTTAAAATCGTTCCGCTAGGCCCTTGAAAAATACTAGTTCCTAAATCCTGTGTTATAGGCAAATCACTACCATTACAAGCATAAGAAGTTCCCACCTTGTGTTTTTTCTTTGCGAATCCGGTCAGGATGCAAGTACTCATGGAGTGATGTTTCCAGCGAGGATAAATCCGACATTAGCTAGAGTAGAATCAGCACCTGCTGGGCCTGTTACACTCAACACATCTCCAATAGCAAAAGTAGATGCAGCAGCCGCTACGAAAGTCGAAGTAGTCGCGCCCAATGCAAATACCATCGTTCCGATACTCACTCCGTTCTTTGCAATCGTGAACGTAGTAGATGCGGTTGCAGCAACACTCGCAGCACCCTTAGAACCGGCCATGTTAACGTCGAAAGTTACCTGCCTTACCATCGGTAGCCTAAGAAGTATTTGAGAGGCTGCAGGCACTCCTGAGAGGAATCCTGCTATGTCATAACTAGATTGTCCTTGTCCGATATTATCTACGGGGTAGCCTGTGATCTGCACATCATCCGATTGAGTTACGTTGATTTTGTATAGTCCAGAAGTCCAAAGGTCGCACTCCCCCTTAGAATCAAGGATGATCGGGTTAGTATTAGCTATAGCACCGCTAGAGCTTGTCCAGCTTGCTTTAGCTGTGGATGTTCCGGCTTCGTAGGTGTAAACCTTTCCACCAGCGGCTAGAGTTCCATCGTTGTTATAGAATCTGTGCCGAAATTTTGTCAGGATAGCCATTATCTGTTTGCCAGTGCGTTAATGATTGCGGCGCGAGTCAAACTATCTGCACCTTGAGGTATTAAATCAGCTAAAGTTCCAACACCTCTTGCTCCAACACCTAAACCATATGCAGCCTCACCAACAAGTCTAGGACTAGCAGCAGGAAGCGCCGCCAAACTCATTGGGTTAAGAACAGCGCCTCCAGCAGCCAAACCTCCACCAACACGAGCTAAACCACGAGGGGTTAGTTCGCTCAATGCCTGACCTGCCAAAGCTGGCATAATCTCACCGCCTCCGACTTGTTCAAGTTCTTTCGCTAATTGTTGCCGCTGGCCGTAGTTGGTAGATACGTTATTCCGCATCAGAGATTGCAGTTTACGCATAGAAGTATCTGCGGATGCTTTTTGACCAAGTGATAACGACTTCTCAATATCCCTGATAGTCTCGGTCGCATCAGAATATGACTTCATCGTTTTAGAATACGCCGGAGCTTGTTTTGAAATCTCAGCCTTAATAGCATTGTAGATTTGCGTTCCGACTTTGCGGGCGGTTTTCTCTTCCATCGGGATAGAATCAACAATCCCGCCGATTGATTGTTTAAGTGCGTCCAATCCTTCAGGGGTATGATATTCAGAAGGTGGTAGATTTTTCCAATCGCCGATAGCATCAGAAATCTTTGTTAGAACTTCTGCTCCTTTTTGATTCTTAACCTGTCCTTTGAACGTGACAGTATTGAAAGCATCAACGATTGATTGGTCTACGCCAGCAAAGTCCAAAACTGTTTTATCTGATTTAATCGCTTGCATGTTTGCACGATACTCAGCAGATTTAGCAGCGTTCATAGCCGCCAAGTCTTGTTTGGCAGTATCCAGTACATCGAGCATATTCGCCTCTCCGCGAATGTTTGCTTTGAATGCTTCAGCAGTTTTGCCTCCGCGTTTCCCAGCTTGGAATGCTTGCTTGATAGGTTCGTCACCTACTCCGGTAGTCATGCCAGTAACTCCGGTCAATGCGGCAGGAATTCCTTTAGCTATAAGTTGCGCGCCAGCAGGCAATGCAGCACCGATTTGCGCTCCTGTAACTGAATCCTGCGGATTAACTAATCCAGCCTGTGCGCCACCTGATATAGCGCCTCCAGCAAGTCTCTGTGCGATAGGAAGTCCTCTAGCCATACCACCAGATTCTAACGCTGTAGCTGCCTCTGTAGCAAATGGAGCAATTCTTCGTACACCTTGAGCCAATGCACCACCAGCTCCAGCACTTCCGGCGATTTGAGAAGTTATCTCACCAGCAGTAAATGCAGGACGATTAAATCCAGCAGCAAACTCTTGCAAACTTGCGCGGCGTTCTTGAGGTGTTCTACCACTTAAACCAAGATAGTCAAATGGCGAAAGAATTGTTGCCCCAATATCCGCAGCACCTTTTAACAATCCTGCTCCGGTAGCAACAGCAGCACCTCCAAGTTGCTCTAGTGCGCTCTGCTGTTCTGGTTGTTGTGTTTCTGTTTTAGCTTGTACTTCGCCACGATCAACACGATATTGTCCAGATGCACTCTTTTGAACTTTTGCAACAGGAACCCACTCTCCATTGATAAGTGCACGGAATTCTCCAGCGGTGTTCTTTTGAACTCTTTCAGCAGGTTCCCATGTCATAGGTCACTCCATCCAGTATCTTGAGGATTAGCAGGATTATTAACGTTCAATCCAGCGGCTTTCGCTTTCTTAAAAAGAAAGTCCATAGTGTCCCTCAAAGACTGTTCAAATTCTGCTTCTGGCATACTAGGGTCTAACGCCCCAACAGAATCAGCAATCTTTTTGCCTTCAGCATCAGACAATGCACCCATTCCTTTAAGTGCAGATACCATCGGCAAGAATGTTTGAGCTTTGAATGTATCCAAATTAGCCGCAAAACCTTTTGCCTCAGTTCCTGGTATTTTACTCAAGAAACTAGAAGCACCAGTAGCCGCTAATCTGCCAGGATGCTGAAGCAGTTTATTTGCTTGGTCTAGTGCTTGTTGTGCAGATAATGAATTCTGCTCAATTTGTTCTGGTGTCGCAACACCTTTTCCTGCCCCAGCTTTAGGAGCAGGCGTCATTCCTACTGCTTGTTGTCTGGTTGTCAATATTGGAGTTCCTGCTGGTCCAACAACAGCAACAAGAGTATTATCTTGCCTTTCAGTCTCTTTCTTAATAGCAGCATCATAGAATGCGCGCAATGGAGAGTTCGCAGGCAATGCTTCGCGTTCCTGTACTAATTTACCCAATGTACTAGGTGCGGCTTGTGTAGTTGCTTTCGGAAACATTGCCTCCGCACGTTGTTTAGCTACCAAATCAGGATAGGCTTGTGTAAATGCAAATTGCGAACGTGTTTCTGGAGTCTGAGCGTTCTGATAAACAGACATTACATGACGTTGCGTATCCTCTGGATTTGCTTCTATTTCTGAACCATAGGCTAAAGCCTCTTTCATTACCTCTTCCATAGGCCGGCCAGATTGAACAGCATTCGACAGCCAAATGTTTAATTCCTGTCCTCTCTTAACTCGTGCTGTTCTCTTTGCTTCTTGTGCTTGCTGTTGTGCGAGTTGACCCTGTTGAGTCAGCGTAGCAAGCCTAAGTTGGTTTTCTGTCGCATAGGATTCTCTGGCACGTTGTGCGTCAATCAAACTAGACAGTCCAGCGCCTAGATTTACACGGCCTACGTTTTCATAAATTGAAGGGTCGAGCGCCATATATCCTCCGTTAACCTATTACATTGCGAGGACGGTTAAAGTAATCGTACATATTCATTCCAGCACCTAACCCTCCAAGGATTCCAGACTGCCACGCATTAGCCCCTTGAATACCTGCAGCGCCTTGTACGTTTGCTGCGTTCTGCCAGATATTACCCATTCCTTGAGCATAATTCTGTCCCAATCCTGCTAAAGAACCTGCCGTAGATTGTCCAGTTCCTGAAAGCCCAGCAAGTTGGTTTAGACGATTGGCATATTCATTAGAAGCATAATCTTGTCCCCAACCAGCGGCGGCGGTCATTGCCTTACCACTTCCCATACCTCCACGAGCAGCAGAACTACCAGCCAAAGACCTTTCCCCTTGCTGAAGTCTGGCTTGATAACCTGGTGAGCTTCGCAACGCTGCTAGAGACCCAGCAGTATCACCACCAAGTCCCATTAGTGCTTCTTGTTCTGCCAATGCCCTAGTTCCAGCTCGCAACCAAGGCGCTAGGTTGCTTTGACTTATGTCGTATTGGCGGCGAAGTTCTGCAAGTGAAAGATTGGCAGCACCTTGTTGCCCCTCTGCGGCCCTGCGAGCCGCTTCAGATTGTTGACTTGCTCCATATGCACCTACTGCTAAACCTGCTACGGCAACTGCTGACATGGCTCACCTCCAATCCTTAATGTTTCTTTAATTGCTTGACGATAATCTATGGTGATTTCTTCACCATTTTGTCCGCCTTTGCATCCTTCAATATATCGAGTAGATATAAGCCAAATGTCCCCATTTTCATCGCCTTCCATCCGTGCGTTCGGAGTAGAAGAATGGTTTGTATATCGTCCAGCTGGAGTCCTAAGACCTCCAAGCCTAGCTGGTGAAATAATCACATTTGCAGGAATTGCTTTAGTCGCAAAATATCCAATTCCATGAATGTTTGATGGGGCGGTTCTTGTGTGGCTGTTCGTGTAGTTAATCTGGTCGGTTTCGTTTTCCGATTGAGCCGTAACAAGTTCTTCACTCACCCCGATTTCAATCAATGCGTCTTTGAAGTCCTGTCGGTCTACTTCGTGTTCCAGCTTCTTCAAGTCGCCAATAAAGGAATGGTGTTGTTTCCATGAATCGCTTTTAATCAGCCATTTAGATTCCAGACTTTCAACATCGGTAATGTTTTCAGGATTAGGGTAGATGTTCTGCCAGACCATATCCTCTAAAACATAACCAACCTTTCGCCCGCCATTCGCAAAGAACGTCATGGGGGCTTCCAGAATCGTTGTAGAGCCATCATCATTCCTCATCAGCACCTTCCCCTTAAGGAAAACATTGAAGTGCTGAAAACGTTGTTCATGGCCTATAGCTAATGTTCCGGCTTTCATGGAAAGCTCACGGATATAGATACCATCACCGAATTTATGAGATACAGGGCAATCAGCCTGCGGAAGAGTAAGCATTCTCTGCTCTATATCTTCGATACTTTCGCAAGTGATTAACTCATTTTTCATAATCTGAGGAATAATTATTAACTGCGCCTATTCTAATCTAAATATACGTTTAATAACACTGTTTTTACAGCCGCAGTACCAGATAATTCATAAATCCTAGGCTGTCCGGTAGTCATACCCAAACGATGCCAAACTACTCGTTTGTTATACTCTCCGATTGAGCCAATTCCCATAGATCGCCAGATTTCGTTAGACCAAGTATGACCACCATCATCAGACCATTTGAGAATTACGGTAGGTTCTGCTCCTCCAACTAATCCTACCCCAGCCTCGCAATCAAGTTGCATCCTTGTATGGCGCTCACGGTTCATATTTGCCGTAGGAGCACGGAAAGAACGTAGCCACTTCCTATCCTCAGTTCCATATGTATAGACGCTATTCGATAGGCTATAAATCTTGCCTTCCGTGTGGTCTAAAACTAGGTGTTTCCCAGCGAAGTAAGCATGTTCCTGTGCCGCCCAACGTGAGAATGACCCGCCAGAAAAGTTAGCTCTTTCATGCCATAAGCCAGTATTAATGTCATATACAAATGTTTTATCCCCTGTTGGGAAAGTCAACACATAGAAATTGTGTCCGTCCTGCTGATATGTAAATGATCGAGCATCTGAAATATCAGACATTGATTGAATGGAAAATTCGATAGAATGGGTAGAAACTCTTATCGGAGTAAACCCCTGCATCTTCCAAACCATACCGTCTCCGGTTTGATTCCCACCAAGCCAAAATACTGTGTTATCAATAGAGGCTATGGAGTATTCAGCAGAACATCCGACTTCAAACACGCCGCTAGGATTAGGAATCCACGGTGTCGGATAAGCGCCAGAATCGTAATAAACTTGTCCTGAGTTTTTACCGAATACAATATATTCCTGGTGCGCAGTAGTGGCCCCAACATTCTGATCTGGATTAGCGTCTACAGTCTGGACGTTCAAATCATCCCACCATTCGCCGTTAAGAACTTCTGACGGATAAAAGTTCTGAGTATTTGGCTCAAGTGCAGCAAATCTACCATTCATATAGGAGATTGTTTTACACCCATTAGGGAATCCGTACCCTAAAGTTGTGTAAGTGTGAATTCCTGATTGCTGACCTGAAGTTGCTGCTAATGTTACTCCAGCGTTTGCTGTTGTAGGTGTCCCTGTTACTGTGTAAGTCACAGTGCCTTCTTTTGTTACCTCAAAATTGATAGGAGTTCCGGCTACAGCACTTCCTGTTCCGGTAATTGTTGCTGTCGTTCCTGCAACAGCAATAGAACCTGTACCTGTAATGCTTAAAGTGTATTTTCCAACAATCAGTGTTGGGCTAGTTTGAGTAGCTGGGGAATTTGGATTGACGAAATGGTTGTAGTCTCCTTTAGTCTCTGAGACTTCAAAAGCATCCGCTGTCAATCCATTTGTTGAAATGTAATAAGTGGTAAGCTCGGCCAGTCCGGTAGGGAGTCCTACGTCCGTAGCTGTACCATTCCTAGAATACATCGAGATAGTATTAGAACCTCGATTACAAACATAGACCGAGTTACCATCTGGCGCAGTTACAACCCCATAAGGATAGGTTTCTGTCGCAATAGTCGCCGGTGTCAAAGCTGTCAAAAGTCCAGTAGTTGCGTTTCTGCTGAATTGTGAAACTGTCGCATCTGCACTATTCGTCACATAAATAGATTCTGCCGTTATAGACATTACATTCGGGCTGGTTCCGATAGAGATCGTCGCCGGAGATAACGCTGTCAGAAGGCCGGTAGTTACATTCCTGACGAACATTGAAATGTTATTGCTTCCCCTGTTTGTGACATACAAGTGAAGATTATCAGGCGATACAGATACACATTGCGGATTAAGCCCGCCGCATGAAATAGTCGCCGGCGTTAAGGCCGTAAGGAGTCCGGTAGTCGTGTTCCTGCTATACATATTGACTGTGTTGGATGTGTAGCAAACTGCATAGACGAATAGATTGTCATCCGACACAACTACAAATTGAGGGTTTGTAGCACAAGCAATCGTGGCAGGGGTAAGCGCAGTTAACTCACCTGTTCCTAAATTCCTGCTGAATTGTGCGATAGTGTTACTAGCTGGGATAGTGACATAAGCAAACTTGTCATCCGTAGATAAAGCTATGCAGCTAGGAACAGATGACGTTGCTATCGTAGCTGGAGATTGATTAGTTACCACTCCGGTTGTAGTGTTTATTGCCAGCATGTGGATAACGCTATTTCCTGCAACGTATCCGCTTATCCCATCAGACGAAATGGCAAAGTTGTTCCCATAGTTACCAAACCCTGAGTTCAGTAAATCAGCGGTTTGTGGGCTTAGTGGGGATAAAGACCCTGTAGAAGTGTCTCTTGTGTACATATCAATGCCTTTTGTGTTTTCGGCAAGTACGTAAACAAAATCATTAGCTGGTGCTACAGCTATCGCCCAAGGCCACGTAGAAGTCGCTACAGTAGGAGTATCTAACGCTTCGATTAAACTATTTGAAAGAATAGAATCTGTAGTCGAGGTAAGTCTAATTCCAGTTCCAGCAGGAAGTCCATGCGCTGTTTTAGTGAATACAGCAGGGTCTGCAATCGTAACCGTAAAATCTTCTTGCGCCACAATGATCTGTCTCAGAGTGTTATCTGAGAATGTAAACAACCACCCATCAACACCATTGACTATAATCAAGTCTATTCCGTTGTCAGTCATACGTGAAATAGACGACGATGTAACGGTTCCTCGGCTGGTAGTAGTGATAACTCCGGCAACTGAGGTGATCTCGTAAAGCGTAGTCCCAGCCACTTCAAAACATCTACCATTAGAAGCTGTGTAGATTCCACTACCAACTTGTGCGGACGGGTTAGTTGCTTCTAGGGATAATCCTGGCGCATTGTAAAAAGCACCAATATCTCCCTTGTCATTCAGAGAAGGGATTAGGTTAATACAGCGATTGTCGCTATGGTTTAGCGAACGTTGTGTATCAGCACCGCCTAGAAATTCTACTTTCATTCTGCCCCCGGCTGGAAATACTCTTCCGTTGTTTCTGCGTAAGCAGTTCGTGCGATTGATAGAGCAGAGACTAGATTACTTTCATGCAGAGGAGTCCATAACGCACTGTTAAATTTATGCGCTACAATCTTTCCAAGTCCCAATGCAAGAGCAAGATACCACTGTTGGGGGAAAGCGATATCATTCCCAACGGCGTCATAATCTTCTGCCGGAGCCATAAAAGCCAATCTGATTACGTTTGTTACATCGCTAGGCTCTACGTCAATATAAAACGTTCCATTAGTAAGCGTGTCATCATAACGGTAACGAGAAGGGAATCCGTCAGTACTCTTCAATCCAATCCGCTCGTAATAAGCTGGAGTCATCGTTCCAAGTTCTGTATCGTTGCCGTTTACGTCTCTAACAGATGCTTGCTCGATATACAAAGGGCGAATAAGCTTAGTGGTGTAGGTAAAAATCCTTTTACCGATAGCAGAAGCTCCAGAAAGACCTGGAGCAGGAATAACAAGAGTGTCCCCATCAGTTACACTCGATATAGTTGTCCAGTAGATAGAGCCTGAATCTAGCTCGATTCCTATCTTATCCGCAGCAGTCATTCCTGTAGTTGATGTAACTTCCAGAGTTGTTGCTGTGCTGATAGCGGCAATACGCATTGTGGTTGAAACATACGTCAAACTGGCATTGTCTCCAGTCGGCCCTAAAGAATACGAACCCTGATTCTTTTGCAGGAATACATATCCTACTTTTCTAGAGAATGCTTTGAGTCCAGGCGCAAAGTCGAAGTTTCCAGACCATTGCTTGACCATCATGTTAAGACTTCGCAGACAAATAGACTGATCGTTCGCGTTTACAGTTTCCCCGTCAGCAAGAACACCAATCTGCTCCAATGTCTCTTGGATAATGGTGCTTGCTGTTACTGAATAATCGAACGACCCAGAAGTTGCCATGATTTATCCCAATGCCTTTTTGATTGCTTCGTAAACTTCTTCTGCGCTTATATCTGATTGACATTTTGCGCATCCAGTATATTCATCCCTAACGCAGTGGTCGAAATTGTAGTGCATAATATGGCACGGATAGCACGAAGTTTTAGGCTCCAATGCTTGAGTGTTCTTCCAGTGCTTTGTCAGATTCTCGGAGGAAGAGTGAGAAAGCATTATTACTTTGTTCACTTCTTCGTAACCTACCGAGTTGAGTAAACCTGTCTCTGGGCCTACTATTACGTCAGCAAGAGGAGCGAAAGATAGAGATTCCCTGATAGACCACTCTCCAGATTTGCAGATTACTCTAGGTTCTTTCTGCCATCCCATTTCAAGCAATTTGCACAATTCATCACCGCAGAGAACAACTTTTACATCATCGTATTCAAGCATCAGGCGCGCTATTACTTGGTCTAGATAAGGCCAAGTCTTATGCACTGAAGACCCAGACAAAGACCACATTACAACCCTTCCACCAATCTTCTTTAGCTCTTTCTGCGCCCAAATCTTCTCTTCGTCTATTGCGTAGAATTTTTGCTTGAAGTTATGCGGAAGTCCTGCCAAATCATGCGCGAATTCATTGTAGTTCACGTTCAACATTTTATGGCGAACTTGTTTGTTCCATGCGTGATTAGTCCGACTTGGAAGCGCAAGCAACGCACCCTCTACTGATTCTGAAAGATTGACGAACTTATCGTACTTCTTGCTGATTTCTTCCCAGAATGCCGGTAGTGCTTGGTTAGGAACTTGGTCTTTACCTTGAATGATAAACTTATCTACATTTGGGTCATTTTTGGCAATCTCATACCCTGAACCAACGGTATAAAGCGTTACGTGATAACCTTGTTTCTTCAGTTCAGCAAATACAGAAGATGCTTGAATAAGATCGCCAAAAGCACCATAACGAATCACAGCGGCAGTTTTTTCTGGTTGTGGGTCTTTATGTGTCCATTTGTGTTCAGACCCTTCAAGCTTCTTATAGACCTGAAAGAAACTGTACTCTCGCCCTTGCGAGCGAGTCTCATTCCTTACCAAATCCCATCCTCCGATTTCATACATCAACTCTTCAATATCTGCTGGCAGAAAATCATGCTTGTGGTCTGGGTTTGCGCCTTCTTGTCCTACATTAGGATAGAGTTCTTTGTGAGGGAGATATAGACACAGATAACCATTAGGTTTGATTACTCGATACCACTCTGCAAGGGCTTTTTTGGTATCAACGATGTGTTCAAGAAGATGCGAAGAGAATATGAAGTCCATCGAATCAGTAGCGAACAAACTCAAGTTCTCACATGTGTCTACATGAACGTCTACACCTTTCATCCCCCAATGGTGTCCATTATCGACTCCGATAAAATGAGGGAATGCTTTGAATTGTCCGCAGCCAAGGTCTAAGCCTCGTCCGTTAGTGTACTCAACAAGCTCCCAACGGATTTTTGCAGCTTCGTCGCCTTGCGGGTCTGATAGATTCCAAGTCATCTATTTACATCCTGTCATCAGTATTGCGACGCTCAAAAAAACCACCAACATCCTCGTCCTGAACAATCCCCATCGCTTTATACATTTTACGTTCCTGTGCTTCCATGCGATTTTCTTCTGCCATGTTTGCATCAGCGGTCATTATGTTGTCGCCAATCTCAGGAATCGCGCCTGTTTCGCAGTACCCATATTCAAGGTCATATGGTTTTGTTCCAGAGTTTTCTTTGTATTTCATGATTCGCTCCTAAGTATAAGAGAACGGATAGATTGTATCTGTTGACTTGTCGTGATCTATCTGAAGCTGTTGTAAAAGTTTGTCGGATTTCTTCACGTGTGCAACATACGCATTAAACGACTTCTTGAACTCTTTGATTATTACAAGCATCTTTTCTTTGTCTTCAAACTTCAAGAAAGACGCCATTTTTACCACTTCTTTCCAATACTCTTCGCCAACATAATCATTTGTTGCTTGCATGTGAGCATAGAAATTATACATAGTTTTCCCAAACATATTCCCTGTCAAATAACGAAAGAAGTCATTCGGCAACTCTTTATCCACCTTACCCTTAGAGATTAGTTTTTCAATCCCACTCGACACCATCGCATAGTTAAGCTGGATGTTTTCAGCCTGCCAGCGGGCGCAAGATTCTTCTGTCTGAGACCTGTTCTGATTATCAACAATCGGCGCGTTAATCAATGCAGCAGGACTATCAGCGAACGCATCAAGGATAGATAGAGACTGCGGGAATGATGATTTGTTATACAAGTTCATGTCTTTGCTGTTCAGAACATTTTGATACGGTTTAGTCTTTACGATGTTCCCAGAGATAAATCCGGTTACATCAATAAATCCGAATCCATAACACAAGTTTTTCGTAGTAGCGTAGAACGACCTTTGTTCATTCGCCACTCTAGAAGCCTCAGCCCCATGAACGAAGTCAATATTCTTTCGTTTAAGCACATCCAGAACGATTATAAGCCCGTTTGGAGAGAGAATATCGTCATCCCCGAACATCCATGTGTATTCAGTTTCAGGCATCATGAAAGCGTTTTTAAAGCTTCCTGCGAATGGTAAATGTTCTTCACCAGATTTGTAATTAACAATATCTGGATATTTTTCTTTGAATTCCTTCAACACTTCTTCAGTGTTGTCTGTGGATACATTGTTGTAAATGCATATCAATACTTTATCGTCTACCTCTTTGATTTGTTCAATCATCGAATCTAGACAAATGCGCAATTTATCTGCGCGGTTCCATGTTGGGATTGCGAAAGTTATCATAGTTAAAGGGGGAGTTTCCTCCCCCTGTTTAGTTAGGCAGTTACAGATGCGCCAGGAATGATTTCGTACTCAAGCAACAACGAAGCAGCAAGAGTAGCAGAAGCAGCCTTGGTTTGAACATCCAAGAAACCACCAGATGCCAGAGTGATATCAGAAGCAATCGCTGTAAGCACAGAGCCAGCAGCAGAAGTGCCAGCAGTAAATGCGCCTACAGATGTGGTGCCGTTATAGATATCGTAACCGGCAGCCGTTGCAGTGCCTGCGATATTCACCGCACCTTGAATGCTCTTGATCTTCATAGCTGTAAAAGCAACGAACTTCTGGACAGAAGTAGATGCAGCAGTCGCAGGAAGACCCAAAACAGCGGCCTGACGGGTAACATACGTCGGATGGTCGTAAGACATAGATTTTGTAGCCATGTTATTTCCTTTACCCTAGTCGCCTCTCAACTAGAGAATTATTTGGCAGCGGGAGAAGGCCCGAACCGCCGTTATTGTTTACATCAAGCAGCCGAATCCCATTTGACCACGCGAGCATTGGTGGCATCTGAGGCGGGATGAACTATACCAAAGCCGCCTAAATAATACCAAGCCACACCCTTGCTTCGACCGTAATCGGTAGGAATCTTACCGCGCATTTCTTCAGGAACTGCGATAGCCTCTGCCACAGTATCCGCACCAAAGAAGTAAATCCAGTCGGATCCAGTAGCAGCGTTATCCCATGCGTCAGCAGTGCGAGAGAACATGTTATAGATAGTGCTGTTCGCTGCGCCACCCTTCGGGATGTTGGTCTGCTCGACATAGCGGACATTCTCATAACGGCCAATTTCACCGTTCATAATCATGCCGAAGCCACGTTCCGTATACTGGTGAATAGACTCAAGGTCGTTCTTCAGAGTACGGTAAGTAGTAGGCCATGCCAGAGCAAAGTAATCATCCCCTTGATAAGCAGGGATGTTGCGCTCTTTCATGGTGTCCACGATTGCCTTCGCGTGTTGCTTGTTGAAAGCTACTGCGTTAGTCAGAGTCGCAGTTCCGTTCGTGGTCAGCGTAACTGCCGAAGTGGAAGTGCCTCCGGTCGGAACTACGCGCAGCGGGGTGGAGTTGAACTGCGTTGCAGCAGCAGCATCGAACCACTTAGTAGCATCGTTCTTCAGTACGGAATTTACGATAGTCTTTACCGGATGGTAAGACAAATCATCCAACTTGCCAGAATAAGGAACAGAGTTGCCAGCCTCTTGAATCGTCAGAGTTCCTTGAACGATTGTGAAGTTGGTTTCCGGCATAGTGTTGGTTTCTGTCAGCGTAGAAGCAGCCGCAGTTGCAACGTCCTGATATACGTCCCAATGGAAAACATCGCCCTTCTTCTTGCCTTGGAATGCAGCGTCCTTGACATCGCAGAATTGACGAAACTTAGTCATCGGCTGAACCGCCATGCGCAGTTCTTCCGACAAGTTGTCGCTGTACATATAGCCACCCAGCGAGTTAGTGGCCCAGATTTGACCAGCCATGTTTATTACTCCTTATGCTTGCCCTCGACGCTTGCGCATCTCTTCGATTACGTCCTGAGTCGTCTTGGGCGGTTTCTCTTGTGGCGCTGCTTTCTTAATAGATGCAGTCGCCAGACTAACTACCTTTTCGGATTTCTTTTCTTGCTTCTGTTCCATAGTCTGCGTTTGAACTACTCCGCCTTTCCATTTGCGCAAGTTATCTCCGATTTCTTTATAAAGCTCTTTGCGTGAACGTGTATCACCGTTTGCGCGTGCTTTATCTTCGGAAAATGCTGCCAAATCGAATAGGTAGGGGTCTTTCACAATATCGCTGTATTCATTTTGGAACCAAGACGAAGCTTCTTTGAAATCCATCGTATCCAAAATACGTTTTTCCACAGTCTCAATAGGCGTAGCTTCATCGCGCACCCTCAACTGTTTAATTGCATATTTACGTTGTTCTTCGTCACCATGCTCAAGCGCATAGGCAATAGTCGAATCGTCCCATTTTTCTTCCTTTTGGGATGGAGTCTCTACCGTCTTCGCTTGTTGCAATCTCTCATCAACTTGACGCAGTAGGCGAGTAGCTTCCTCTAGCCGTTTATCTGCGGTTGACTCTTTCTGCAATGCCCTGATACCAGCATCGAGAATCTTATCCTTTTCTACTTTGCGGATTTCACCGTCTACCTTGATTTCTACGAGGTCTTCTTTTTCTTCCCTAACCTCTTCCTCTTTTTTAATCTCAGACTCGGTGACTTCCTCTTCTTCTTGTTCTTCTTTAGGCGCTTTAGTCGTATCAACTATTTCGTGGCCTGCATCGGCAAGTTCGTCGTCTCGCTCTTTTTTCGCCTTCTCAGCGATCATTGCCATCATCTCTTCACGAGGAGATAGTGTTTTTTCTTCATTAACTTCTCCGGTTTCCACGTCCTTTTGGATGGCGGTTTCAGTCATTATTCATCCCCTTCAAGTTGTTGTGTTGCTTGTTTTCCTTTAATTACAATCTCTGCCAGCCAAGATTGGATAGACTCTGCCCTCCAAATCCTGTTCTGCAGCTCTACTATCTTCCTTCTACGCCACGGGAACACATGCTTAAGTTTTTCCATCGCTTCTTGTGCTTCTTGTTCTGCGCATCCGATTAGATATTGGCCTATATCGCTCTGGATAAAGTCTTCCGCATCCCTACCAAGGATTGCCTCTGCAAATAGTTCGTTCATGCCGCGCCTTGTCCTTGTGTCTGCATATCTTTGATAGTCTGCATTACGATAGCCTGTACCGCCTGTTCGTTCATGTTTGGCAGTACATCCTTAAATCTTTCCGTCTCGGCTCTGTACTCTTCTACAGCAGCTTTACGGGCATTCAGGATTACATCGGCCTCACGGTTAGCTTTTTCCATCTGTGCCATTTGAAGCTGTTGTCCCATTTGTTGCATTTGTTGTCCCATCTCTTGAATTTTTTGCTCTGCCATTTGAAGTTCTGGGGATGCGCCTTCTTGAGTTGTTACAAACCTAGCCCCATCACGATACCCAGCAAGGCCGAATATCTCCTTGCCAATCTCTTCGTGGTTTAGGTTTTGAACCTGCATAGATGACACATTCCCATAAGCAGTCAAAGCTCCAATAAACTTCTGAAGCTTGATAACTGGGTCAGTCGCACCCATGCCTACGTTGATATTCAATGTCAACTCTTGGTTAAGCAATTCGTCGTTTACTTGGTTAATGCCAAACCGTTGAACCAACTGTGCCTTATCAGCCGCGATAGCTAAAACCACTTGGTCAGTCTCGTACTTCTGTTCAAGCTTAACCAACTGGCGTATTACTCGCTCCATCCAAGTCTCAACAAAAGTACGGATTGTGTACTCAGTGATCTGATTAGCAGCAGCACTAACCATTCCCATTCCGCCGACAGTCTCGCCCATCTTGCGATTGGTCATTACCGAACCTTGGGAGAAGTTGCCTGTTAGTTCGTCATAATCTACGTTCAGCCTGTCCTGTTCTGCATAACTAGAACCCGTAACATCTGGGAAGTTAATCTCTTGAACGTCACCAGAAGGTTCGTTAGCCAACGTGATAGAGCCAGGAACGTTACGAACTAGGCTCTTAAGGTCAACCTGCGAGCCACGCTTTACGATATATCGCTTGTTCAGGACTAGCTTGACGTTATCAAGCCTTTGGTTAGCAATCTCGTTAGCTTCTCGTTGTAGCTGTTCAGAGAAAGAAACCGGGCTATCAGGCATCACTTTGTGTGTCTCGATAACACACGAACCAATCACAATAGGTCTTTCACCGTGGAAATATGCCTCTTTCAACGGTACAGGGTCGGTAAGCATGTATTCCGTGCCTAACGTGAAATAGACAACCTCTTCGCCATCAATGCGGAAGAAGTTCTCATGCACCCATACGATTTCAAAGTCTGTTATCGGGGCATTCCCTGTATCAGAACTAGACTGTCTATTCTGTTCACGAGTCTGCTTTGTTTGGTCATTCTCTTGCCTAGTAGCCGAACGGATTTGCCCATCATCGTATTTCTTCCACTTCTTCCCGTCTCTACCATCAACGTCCATCATCGACTTCAAATCGACAACGTACATTGGAATCATACGGATAAGGTAAGGGCTAGATTTTGCTGGGTTTACCCAATCAGCGCCTGGGTCAAATCGGACATTCTCGATAGGAAGCAACTCAATGCAAGGCTCATCTTCAATCGGCTTCGTTACATCAATCTCTTGATAGACAGTCTCACCCGTCATCGGGTCAATACCAGCTTCGCGCAGTTCTTTGGTCTTAATCTCTTTGTACTTCCAATACTGATAAGAGCAAACCACACCTACCGTCATTGCATCCTGCATAGCCCCACATACAAGTTGGAACCAGGGGATAGTTTTTGTAAGACGATATTGTAGAATTTCTTTCATCAAAGCAGCAGAGGCCGCTTGATTCTGATCGTTCTGATTTAGAGGTTCTGTAGAGATTACATCGAGATTAGAGAATACAGCCGTGGCAATAGCCGCTTCATGCTTACGGACTAGCGAACGGGTCTTAGGCCTGAATATCTTAGACCTGTGCTTATATGAATCTGTGTTGTACTTGGAGTCAGAAGGGTGGCGAGACTGGAACATGCGTATTGCATCGTCCCACTTCTTGCGATAGTTTGAATCCACGTATGTCGTGGAACTCAAGTATGCGTTCTTAGCTAACTGTAACCAGTCTTTTGCCATATAAATCCTGCTGCGGGATTAGGGCGTCATCTCGACGCGCAATGTAGTATAACACTATCGCATAGCTATTGGGTTGTAATTTTCAATACCATCAACAGTTTGCGCTTTACTACCTGATTTGCGCTCACCCCTATGAAGTTTGGCCCTCTCTAGGATTTCTCCTCCAGCCCGAATTACCTCTTTCTTGCGGAATCCAGCGTCATCCTTAATCGCGTCATAATGAAGAACAAATCCATAGTTCATGCTAACGTTAAGGCATTTAATCACCGCTACTCCACTAGTTACATTGACAGCCCATAGATAACCAGGATACTTTTCAAATAGAGTTTCTGCTATGTCCTTAGCCATAGACATATCTTGCAGGTGTTCAGTGTCAGCTATTGTCAACATTACTCTTCACCTGCATCTATATAATCGTTTCTGTCTTTAAACATCAATTTAATATACTCTAAAGCATCATCGTTCGATTTAAATTCTTTTGGCACTTCTCCGCCTCCAATTGTATTTGTTGCATCTACTATGCAACCATTTTCTGATTTTCTGCCAAAGTCAGATGCTTTCCATTTGATGGAAATGTTGAACACTTTGTCCTTTATGCCTAATTTATGTTTAAGATCGTTAATATCTTCTGCGGTTACTTTTATCATCTTATTCCTTCATCATTTGTTGGATTGTGTACCAGATAGCGGGGTTTGCTTTAAAGAACGAAACAAGCTCTGCATACGAAACATGAATCAGGTTCATTCTGTCACATCCATATCTGGCATGGTTTCACGTTCAATAGCCCTTGCTCGTTCTTCATCACCAAGCCAAGCATATCCTGCCGGAGTGTGAACCATCTTCACGGCTTCCGGCAATTGATCGTAATCAGGATGTGTAAGGGCCGCCATTGCTGCCTGAATCTTCGAATGTACGTCCGTTTGAAAACTCATAAACATCCTCCGGTTCGTTTAGGTTTGGCTCGACTTTGCGCACCAACGATGCAAAATCAACCTCTCTTGTTTGCACTGGAATAGTATCGGCCATCACATTTTACCTTTATGGTATCCCTTTCCGGTAATCTTTCGCTTGTCTCGCATAATCCCTGTTTCTACGTCTGCCTTGTTGAACTCTTTAGCCACAGACTTAGGCGGGCAAGAAGTATATCCAGCACCATGAGCGCAGGCTGCCATAAGTTTAGCTTGTTTCTTGGTTTTGCTTGGCATAATCAACTCCGTATTTAGTAATCTATCAATCCATAATGACGATTCTTCATCACTAAACATCAATTCATTAGTCAACGTAAACCTCTGGCTCTAGTTCTGATTCATCAATGATAACAGGAGGACGCGGGTTCATGTCGTAGATACGGCTGGTTGCGTCAATCAAGTCCTTCAACGGTGCGAACGGATAGAACATGATTTGCTCCTTTAGCATCGTTGTAAGGTCGTATATATTGCCGTCCGAGTCCTTCTTTTTAATCGGTTTGGCTATCCTATAAATCTGGCCTGCATCTTTACACCTTTTTTGGTCGCTCGTCAAATCTGGAGTGTTCTTAGGCACGAATAATTTGTGCGCTCTCAGGTCTGGGCCTAACCTTTGCACGCGGTCATCCTTTGACCCTTCGCCATCTCTAGGCCACTTTAATTCCTCGATAGGGAAGCTATTCTGTTCTACTTCCATCCGCTCGTGGAAATAGTCTAGGTCTGCCTGAGCTCCGAATGCCTCATATCCTACCCAAACACCTTGGACGCCTTGCTTGTTTATCCACTCTTTTCTAATCTGCTTAACTGCTTCCCATCTGCTTTTTAGGTCACACCTATGGTTAATACCATCTAGCAGGAATTTATTACGTCCAGCGTCTATACCGATCACTGATATAGCAGTATTAGCCGAGCCTTTCTTCATGCTACGTGCTGGGTCAACCAGGATATATACGTTAAGCGTAGCAGGTCTAATCTCGTACTCTTGAAGGTCATTCAAGTCAAACATAGCCTGTTGACCTGCTATGGGGTTTTGCAGCATCTGGCAAGCAATCGTAGCTGGGCCTTGGATTAGCTTCTTGTTTTCCCACTGTTCAGAAGTCATCAATACCGGATTGCCTTCTGGCTGTCCATTGTCTGTAGCTGCGTGTAGTCGTGGCTTTAACGCTCCCCTCTCCATAATGGCGTTATACGTATCGCCAAAGTGGTATCTAGTACCTACGTGCCACTTCCTGCCATCCACAGTCCCAAGGTTATCCGATAGTTCCCAAGCCGCCGTAGTCTTGTTAATCTGCTCTGGGGTGGTTACTGATTCAGGGGAAACTACGTCATCATAAATACGGAGTTTGAAGTGTGCCGATGTAGGCTGACCATCAACCAGACCCCATGCCTCTAATGTGCTTTCCTTACTGTTTGACTTGCGCTTGACTACTAATCCAGTCTCTTCCGCCCATCGGGGGGATTCTTTCTGAGGGTTTTGGTATAGAACATCAGGGAATGCGGCCTTTAGCACTTCGTTGCTCTCTAGCTCGTATTTGATCTGCCGGAAAAACTTACGAGCAATACCCTTAGTATGAGAGAAGATAGCGATTGATACCTCTGGGTTCTTCAGAATCTCTTGGATAGCCCCAGCATAGGTAATTATGGTGCTCTTGTAATGCTCACGCGCCCATAGGTCTAGCATATCGTCTGGGGTGCGCTCTACTTCCCTGCATCTAGTCAATAACCAAGGATGCAAAGCATCTGCTCTATTCATAGCCCTTACCAATAGGTAATATCGGTCAACCAGGCACAGTTGCCTTACTGCTTCCTTACCATGTAGTTTTTCTAGCCCATCCCAGAATAGAATGAGTTCTTTGAGCGAGAGGCTCCAGATTTGTTCTTGTACTGACTTAAGCTCCATCTCTTACGTTAGGAAATTGTTTGCCTTCCTCAAATCCCTCAGAGAATCCAGCATTGAAACCTGATTTATAACCATCCTCTTTGCCTTTGGCGTATCCAATAGCGAACAATTCACTTTCTCGCTCTCTTGTGATTGCAAGATGACCATATATCTTATTGATTGCTTCTTCTATTTTTTCTAGATTGTCCATTATCCGCGTATCTTCGATAGCAACTCTACAGCGTCTTTATCCATACCATGCGTTATCTTAACAGCTACTGGATTTTCATTATCTCCAACGTGTTGAATTTGCGACAGTTTAGGAACTGACCTATCTAACAATGAGTTAGCTGCATTTACTTGAGTTGATGTCATTTCTAGGTCTCCATTAACATGCTTTTGGAGCCTATCAATGATTACAGAGGCTTGGATTTTATCCCTTACCTCTTGTGAATGCCGTGGATTTAGTCTTGCAGCCATATCTATTTCTTAGGTGGTTTAGGTTTCTTTGTCTTACATGGCATGATTATATCCTTTTAATTTTTTAAATTACTCCATTCGAAATCCTAATTTTTTGTGTTACATGGTCTGGGAATGCACAATTACAAACTAGATTAGGAACGTAATATGTTGGAATATTAACTCTCTCTGTTTTTCCGCACGTTGGACATGCCCAAATATCAAAATGTCCATTTGTTTTACCATTTATAGATATTTGATATTCATTAATCATTTTAATCTCTTTTGGTTATTAGTCTATTGCATAGCTTCAAGGTTTGATATTAAGCGGCCACCTTGTTGCCTTTGTGCAATCTTGATAAGTTAGCGGAGATTGCATTCAGGAGCTATGCCTTTCAATAAGCGACTAGCCTTATTCTGTTTTTCCGTTAGGAGGAGAGTCCGCTCCGCTGTTAATTAATCGCCTTTAGTGCCATCGGCAAAGTAAATTTTGCACCATCCGTTTAAATCTTTGCGCCAATAGTAATTAACCATAATTATCTCCGCTGTTTGTTTGGTGCGCTCATCTAGACTTGAACTAGAAACCATCGGGTTAGAACTCCGCTGCTCTATCCATTGAGCTATAAGCGCGTTAATTGGTGGATATGGATGGATTCGAACCATCAACCTAGCGGATTTTAAATCCGCCGCGTCTCCCAGTTGCGCCACATATCCTATATTTATTTGGTGTGAGCAGTACGATTTGAACGTACGACCAAAGCCTTATAAGGGACTCTGCTCTACCACTGAGCTACACTCACATGCTCTTTACTTCTTAGGCCAATCCTTCAACACTGGCTTAGTCGGCAGCTTAACGCATTCCAATGCACATTTGGCAATGAATTTGCGCTCTCGGTAATTAGGCTGGCCGATTGTAATCACCATTTCTTCGTGCTTGTTCTTATAGCTTGGCTTGTTGTGCCAAGTTGCACGAACTATGGTTTTTGCGTCCAAGTACTTAACTGCGCTCTTTGCTTCACTTACCATTAGAGCGGCGGTTACTTGGGCGATCTCTTTTGCGTCGATTTGCTGTCTCATATTTATCCTTTAAGTTGTTGGTGTAGGCCAAATTCGATATTGGCAACCTCGCCCCGATATGGGCGGCTCTTCTTTACACATCGTCATGCGCTTGCAGCTACTAACACCAACAACTACATTCTATCACAACTTATCTGTTAAATCTCTCTTTTTTACTGTGGTCGTCTCTGCATTCAGGAGAACAAAATACGCCCCTACACATTTCACTACACCAATGGCAAAATCCAGTGATCGGTAATTGCGGCTTCCTGAATTTAAGAGCTATTTCCCTGTCTTGTTCTTCCCTAAGAGTCGCATCGTCATCTACAGACATTTTATACTCCATGCCCTGTTCCATTACATGCGGAGCATTTTGGGCTGTTCCTGGAATCATAATAACCGCTTCCATTACAAGCGAAACACTTCTTTTTCTCATTTCGTTTTTCTGCTTCTTTACCTGCTTTAATTGCGGCGCGCATTTGTTTGTTCGCTTTCATTGTCATTACTCCATATTCCTGAAACACCAGTTTTGCAGCTTGATAGAAGCGTCAACAATGTCAATTGATAGCTTGAATGCTTCTTCCTTGTTATCGTGCAGTATGGCGCGCTCTAGTGATTTTGTAAGGCTTTGTAGTTGGATTAGAGACTCTGCGTAGTCGTCAAGCTCAGTCATATTTAGCACCTCTAACAAATAGAATGATGATTGATACTGCAAAACACCATGAAATAGCTAAGATTGAAAGCGTACTCATTTTTGAGTCTCGCAATGTTGATGTAGAAGGTCAAATAGTCGAGCGAATGCACATGAAAATGTGACATTGTGATTTTCACCTTTATGCGCGCAGTTACCGTTATTGTCGCCGCATTCAAAACGATATGGGCAAGATGTGTATTTAGGAATAAGCCCGTTTTCAAGTTTAGATTCGTTATTCATTTTTGAGCCTCGTTTATCATTGCTTTGTAAATGTCACCAACTGTGCAAATCTTCTTATCAATTAAATCATCTGCCGTATCAAGTTGAATCTGCGTCGGCTCGATTGGTACTATTACCCAGCCTTCCGGCAAGTATTCTCGCACTTTACGCAATCTTGCATCGTCAGACATGATTCCGACATCATCCATTTTAATATCTACCGTTCGATTATTTCGCCAGAAATTGACCAATTAGAATCATCTCCAATCGTAAGATAGGGGTCGTCGTTTGCGCTGGCAACATCAACAGCAATCATTTCCTCTAACGTAGAGCAACCAGGATAATACTCAGGCTTTATCTCATACTCTTTGACAACTAGGAACGTAATTTTTACCTTTGCCATTTTAATCTCCATTTGTTTTAGACATAACTCCAGCCGTCCAGTGACCTACCCTTAGATTCACTATCTGCTGCAACCGTAGATGCAATCATTCTCACGCTTATCAGGTACTAATTACGTTAGTCAGTCGCTTTGTCACTTTTGGCTTTACCTGTTTCGTGTTTGGCGCTAGATCAGGCTACCAAACAATCCCCGGCTGGTCGAGGGACGGCAGTTATCTGCAATTGCCACATTTATCCACGCTGGTATGGCTTCCACTTGCTATCGTGCGGAGTACGATCAGCGCACAACAAAAAGCCCAAAAGCTTTAGGTTATGGAGTTTGCCGTGGCGGTTGTGGTCGCCGGAACCGAAGTTCCCTCCATACCTAATAACCTTTGGGCTATTACCACAACTAGTGACGGCAAATCACTGATAGCCCATTATTGCAGAACGTTCGTTCTTATGCAATAACTTTTTCAAGTTCTTCATCAAGCAAATCATGCATTTCCACAAACGATTCTGGAGGCATTTGAGTATGTTGTGCTATTTGAATGAATTCATTTATCTGATCTATTACATTTTGAAGTTCTGCAGAATTAGAATCGCACATTTCAATCTCCCGTTTCGTTTATTCGATGGATTAATTAGCCCAAACTAAATCTCTCAGCGCGATTGTCGCTTCTTTCCACGTTTCGAAGAAACCAATAAATTCACCGTGGAAAAACACTTCGAAATTGCTTTCATTTTGGATGATCATTTTGTTCTCCTTAGTTCGTTTCGATGGCTGAATAATGAACTATTGCAGTATGCGTGTCAATACATTTGTGATTAATCTACTATTGAATTCTTCAATGCTGCGAGCTTGGCTTTATAGGTTTGCTTAATGGTTTTCAGGTCGTCAACAGTGTATTTCTTAGGCTCATGCGGGCCTTCAATCCAGTTCACACGCTCTAATCCGACACGTTGAATAAGCTGGATACGGTAATTGATGAGGTTTCCTGAAAGGTACGAATTGCACTTCTCGCATTGGAGGTGTACTTGGCTCTCTTCAAAACGGAGTTCTGGGCAGCTTCCAACTGATCGGTAGTGTCCAGCATTCTTCTTTCCTGTATGGCTTCCACAAGAGATGCACGGCTTTCCATCGTCCCTTGCTCTGATGTACGCATTGAATGCGATTTGTGCTTCTCTTGCCCAATCTCCACGGCTTTTCAATCTTTCTTTCGCTACACGCAGTTCTGCGAGGTCTTTCTTTGTTCTTGATACCTTTGCATACTCAATGGCGCATTCGATGCTACAGCGGCTTTGTAGTGGCTTGGAGGGCGTGAATTTCACTCCGCAAGTCTTACACTTCTTTTGCTTAAGCGGCTTTAGCATATTTCTCACACTTCGCTGTTTTATGCTATAACTTTCAACAATTTAATATGTTTGATATATCCCACAATTAGCACACATATGGCCATCTGGTGTTAGATAGAAAAGTTGATTACCACAGTTACATTGTCTGACTAGTTGATCTTTAGATGGGGAATGCTCAAATTTCCATATTCCTTTTGAAGCCTTACATTCTGGGCAAGGGAGTCTTGTTTGTCCAGCAAGTGCTTGTGCTTGCCATTTAAATCCGCATCCAAGACAAAAAGCCTCTCCTTCTGCGGTTTGTTTATTTTTTATTTGTCTAAATTCAATTACATTGTTCATTTTTAATCTCCTTGTATTTATTACATGCTTTAGCTGTTTTATGCGTGTAACTTCCAATAGGCTTTAGGGTACATGGTTTATAGTTGTGCAAAACCATTCCTGCATCCTGTCGGTCTTTTTCGTCATGCTTCCATTGCTTACATGATTCGCACTTATTCAAAATTCTTCTCGTTCGCTAGTAAATTTTACATTCAACTCAGTCACCGCAAACGCCTCAACTTGTGTCACATAATCGTTAAACCCTCTTACGGTTAGTTTTGAGGTGCTGCCAACAAGCGAACGTCCTCCGTTTGGCACATCTATCCATTTCACATATCCGGCAAGCGTAACGCCTTCCTGCTCGGTTTCTGGTAGTAGTATCTGTTTCAACAGTTCATGCCATGATTCGGCGCTGTACTTTTGTTCTAGCACCTTTGCCTGATCTGCAATCTCTGAAAGTCTTAGCCAATAGTAGCTGTTAGCCTCAAGTCTGCGCTGCTTCTTGTACTCTCGGATTATGATTTCCATACTACCGTCGCAGGGTAGCTTAGATAATGCGTCCTGTGCGGTTTTGAGGTTTTGTGGAGTTATTCTGATTGTTCGCATGGCTCATTGCACCAACTGCACCTAACGTAAAGCTCGCATACCTTTACAGTCTCATGCAGGTTATCTTCATCCTAGGCGCAGATTAAAATAGGCACAAGTAAATCAACCATACCATCATCTTTTGCTACAGCTTTTGTTGCTGATGCGCTGTATTGGCAGGAGTAGCATGTTTTCATAGTTCAAACAATCTCAAGAGAAAAACTCATTTGTTCAGTCCTTCTATTCTGTAATTCTTCGTACTCTTGGTTAAGTTCGCATCCTATCCACTTCCTTCCTAGATTCTGAGCAACTTGTCCGGTTGTGCCGCTTCCTAAAAACGGGTCTAAAACAATATCACCAACTTTTGAACCGGCAAGAATACAAGGCTCAATCAATTCCTCTGGATAAGTTGCAAAATGCGCTCCTGAATATGGCTTTACATTTACACTCCATACAGAACGCTTGTTCCTTTTTTCAGTTATATGAACAAAGTTTTCTTGTCCTGTTCCATCTTGTCCTTCTCTTTTTCCTCGATAGTGCAATCTTCCATATCCCGCTCTTGGGTCTCCAGCCCATTCAGAATCTTCTTTTATTGCCTCGTTATCGTAATAGTAATTACGCGATTTACTCAAAAGAAATATATATTCGTGTGCCTTAGTGCAACGGTCAGTTACGCTCTCTGGCATCGGGTTAGGCTTGCTCCAAATTATGTCTTGTCGTAGATACCATCCATCTGCGCGAAGTGCAAAAGCAAGCATCCAAGGTATCCCAATTAGGTCTTTGTGTTTTACACCGCTTCCTGCGAATGTGGACGCCATTCTGTTACGATCGCAACCCTTTGGAACCAGCGTACCATTGCTATCTCCGCGAGCTGTATCTGGCGTGGCTTTACCATCTCGGTAGCTCGCATAACTATCCCCAATGTTCAGCCATAGCACACCATCATCTGCAAGCAGTTCGCGCACTAGACTGAACACTTCAACCATGTTTGCGATGTACTGCTCTGGAGTTTCTTCCAGCCCTAGCTGCCCGTCATGTCCGTAGTCTCGCAGTCCAAAGTAAGGTGGTGATGTAACGCACATTTGAACTTTTACGCCATCGTTTATTAGTTTTCTCATTGAATCGCGGCAGTCACCAAAGAAGCATTTGTTCATATCAATAGCACCGTGAATTTTAGTTGTTAATTATTGTTTAATCTTATCACAATTCCTATTGCTGTGCTGCTCTTTTTCAATCTCTCCCAACTTCCTTTCCAGATACGCAATCCTGGAATCTATCCGGTCAGTAGCTAAATCAGACCTAACCAGCGCAGAACGTTTAGCCTTTGCCATGTTTAGCTCGGTTAGGATGTTTAAAATCAAAGTCTGTTTAAGTGTTGTCATTTATATTTTTCAGGATTGATTTACGGTATTCAATGTCTTTAGAGCAAAGTTCTAAGACTTCATTGCGGCAGGATTCGTCGAATTCTCCGATACTATCAAGCCATGCGTTAACTTTTGCTCTATCTGAATTTGCTTTAAGCCGTTCAATCGCACTCATTGATTGCCTTTCTTGCAATGTCTCTCATTACGGCGTATTCAGCAGGTGTTTCTGACGGATTACTTTCGATAAATTGTAGTGCCGACATCAAAATACCGTGTTCATATTTTGTTCGCACGTAATCGCTTCGCAATGAAATAAGCATTTTTTCAACTTCGTCCAGATAATTCATAATCCCCTGCCTTTCTTTTCTGCTGGTTGTGGCCTTTGCCAATGTTCATCCAAATTGTTAAATCGAGTAATCCGACCGTCAAATCCGCAACAAATATCAGCGCATCCTCCATGACGGTTTGCTCGAATCAATACCTCTGCGATTCCTTTCATGTCAGTGTCTTTGTTGTAAACTTCGTCTCGGTAAATCATCATAACCAAGTCGGCGTCCTGTTCAATAGCGCCTGATTCTCGAAGGTCAGACATAAATGGCCTCTTGTCCATTCTTGCCTCGCAATCTCGGTTTACTTGAGCCAAGCACAACACAGGGCAATCAAGTTCTTTAGACAATCCTTTAAGCCCTCTACTAATTCCTGCAATCTCTTGCTCCCTGTTGTTACCTTCGCCGCGCATAAGCTGTAGATAGTCCACTACAACCATGCTCAACCCGTGCTTGCGCTGTGTCTTCCTAACCCGCGATCTGAGTTTACCAATCGTTATCCCAGCCTCATCATCAATGATGATTTTTAACTTTTTCAGCTTATCAATCGCTACAGTCACCGTGTCCATTGCTGTAGGATTTTCCATAACTGAATCTGTAGGATGTCCAGAGGTAATTGCTATCATCCTATTGGCTATTTCCCTGCGAGGCATTTCAAGGCTGGCAAAATAGATAACCCCTCCAGCTTTTGCAGCAGTAACGGCCATAGTGCAGGCCAGTGCCGTTTTCCCCATCTTAGGACGCGCTGCAAGGATGTTTAGGCTGCCTTTGTGGAATCCTCCACCCAACTCCTTATCCAAGTCTGCAAGTCCTGTAGGCATCGCTATAGCCGCCCCTGAATATCGTTGCTCAACGTGAAGTATCGCTTCTTCAAGAGCGTCAGAAAGCATTACAGGTTCGCGTGTGTCTCGCTTAGTCATTAGCTCGAAAATCTGCGACTCGGCCTGTTCTGCAATCTCCGCAGGGTTTACCTTCAACTCTGCCTTGCTGTGAATATCTACACTGATTTCCTTGAGCGAACGAAGAATTGAATTATTCTTTACGATTCCTGCATAAGATTTAATGTTTGCTGCCGATGGAGTACCTGAGTAAATCGAACCTAGATAAGCCATACCTCCGACATAGTTTAGCTTCCCATCAATATCAAGAACCTCGGATACGGTAATTACATCTACAGGTTTCCCTTTTGCGTGAAGCTTGCAGATCGCCGTGAAAATATCCTGGTGTGCGGAAGATACAAAATCGTCAGCAGTCAGGTCTATATCGTCCATTCTGTCGGACTGGATTAGTAGCGCACCCAATACACTTTGTTCATTCTGCATTTGCGTTTTCCTTTACAGAAGCCATTTCGTTTTTTGCAGCCCTAAATTTTGTAGTTTCTTTTACGGTTCCATCTGCCTCAATAATCCAGAATGAATACCAGCTATCCCTTACGCAATTTCTGAATGCGGCTCTCCAATCCTGATACCGTTTCTTTTTTTCCGAATGGTCTCTAACGAATTTCCACCAGCAAACCTTAATCATATCCATCGGAATTTTGTTTGATTCTGCAAAATCAAAAACAGGGTCAGTCTCAGGGATTCTTTTTACGTTGTTCTTTTCGCAGTCTTCAAGGAATGTTTTAATGTTTACTGCTTTTTTATAAGTTCCAGTAAATGGCTCGACTTCGCCAGAAGTCGGCTCTGTATTTATTTGGTTAGTGGGTAGTGGCTTAGTGGGTAGTGGTTGGCTAGGCACTGGGTTATTTTGGCTAACCACTGGGTTAGCACTGGGTTTTAAATCCTTATGCTTTGGCCTTCCTCCGAGCTTACCATTAGCTTTTTGCCGTTCCAAGAATGCGTAATATGCTGCGATTTTCTCATCGGCGTGCTTGTTTCTGCCATCAGGAAAGAACTCATCAATGACGTTTTTCAGATCTTTTTCGTCAACCCGTAACCTACGGCTAAGTGTCGCTAACCCACCGCTTAGATCGAATGGTTGCTCAGTGTCATAGTACACATCAAGAGCGCGTCTATATGCCAAATCCTCGCCGTTTGTGAGGTGACTTGTCTTCTTGGCGTAGTCGCCTATGTTGAAGTCGTAGAAGTGCATACTCAGCTACCGAGTGCTTTTTTAAGTTCAGCACAAAGAGCTAGAATTGCTTCTCGTTTGTATTGCGGTAATACCATTGGAATCATCTTGGAGATGCGGAGAGGTGTTGCGAATTTACTATTGGCCATGAAAAAATCCCCTATGTTGAGAGCTGGGCTGTCCGGCCTACAATGGGGGTGAATGAATTCCCCACGGTACACAAAGCAGCCCTCAACGTAGAGGACTTCATTCATAATCATCTATCGGACAATAGACAATCGAAGTATCTTACAACTAACTAGATATGTCAACTATCAAGCATTAGTTCCATATCCGCAATCACTGCAAACAAAAATACGCTTCTTAACTGTGAAAAACCAAAGATATGTAACATCAATATGAACATACCACCCGCTCAAATGCTTGCATTCATAACGGTTAGTAAATGTAACCGTATTAAATCCAGCAAATTTTCTATTTGCGTATTTTTCTGATGTAAGCATTCTATTGGCTCTTGTTCCTCATCACCTTCCTATGCAACTTCTTCAACTTCTCCCAAGAGGCTAGATTGATTGACTTCTGACCTCTGTGGATGATTCTGCTGATCGTGTGCTGGTAGATACCAGGGCCGATCTTCGTGGCAATATCTTGCTGGGTCATTGTCTTGCTTAAGTCTGTAATCATTTGTTGCAGCATGTTTTAACCTTTACTTTCCAAGAACTTCAATTATTAATTCTTTGAATTTGTCGCGCAATTCATCTGCACGATATTCACGTTGCTCTCGCCTATCTCGTTCGTACTTAAGCTGCTCTTTCAAACTCTTTATCTCGCCGCGCAAAATATCGCACTCTGCTTTCCAATCTTTCATATCACCTCCTTTAATGTTTTAAGTATAACATATAGTATATGTTGCATGTTGGAAAAGTAGTTAGTTTTCCCATCAAATAAAGATGCAAAAAGATTAAATAATGCTTGCGCTGTGATAATAGTTGTGATGTAATGTCACCACTCAATCGAAACACGCCACGGCTAAAGTAGATTGGGCGAAGCAAGGGAAAAGCGCGAGGGGGCATGAAGTTGTCAGCGGTGCGCGAGTGCTAGGAGATAGGCTAGAATCCCGAAAACCCGTAGAGCAGCAAGTAACAGAGCATTAAATGCATTATGTTTTGGTAGTTGTTGTAAATGCTGGCAAGTTAGTTACCAGATATGCGGCCCGATGAATTATCCGACTGCGTTTTTCTCTGATTCGCCAGCATCCCTAATTTGTAGTAGTTAGCAGCAGGAAGGTGCGGTGTGGATGGACACACAGTTATGCAGGAGTAGTTAGCAGACATCGGAACGAGCTAACGAATTGGGATTAAGTGACCGTATTTGCAAAAGACTTGTGACCCAAACGGTGATTCTTTGTGTGGCAGCAAAGAGAAGTTAAGCGTGTAACTTGCCAAAGCTGGAATCAAGCCCAGCCACCTTCACTACTGCTAATTACTTTAACATGGAGATTAAAATGGAAAATGAAATTGTTTTAAATGGTGTAGTTTATGTACGTAAAAATTGCAAATGCTCGATTGAATTTCCTTCTTGCGGAGACAGGTTTGGCGTGAGGAACAATCGTGGAGACCGTAGTTATCTTGATTCAGTTTTTGAATGTATAGCATCTGACAGCCATAAGATTGTGGCGAAAAATATTAAAGGCTATGTTCACGGAACAGAAAATAATTATGTATTCGATAGGTCTGATTGGCAAATCCAAAAATTGAGTGATTGTGTAATTAACTCTATTGCGTAATTGGAGATTGAAATGCTATCCAAAGAAATCCAAGCAATCCAACAAGCACGTTATGAGCTTGCAGAAGAAAACCGTAAAGCTCGCCGCTACGATATGTTATGCGCTGGTGCGTTTATCAAAGACGCAGACTTGCAAGAATGCTTGTGGGTAGTAAACGAACTGATTGCGCGAGTTGCTGATTTAACTGGAAGCGTTACTGAGCTTGAGGATGCAGCTTGTGCGCTGATTAAAGAAATTGAAAATAACGATGATAGCGACAATATCTGCGCTAGCTGTAACGGTAGCGGAGAAGGTCACTACGAAGGAACTACTTGCAGGAATTGCAAAGGAAAGGGAACGGTATGACAACATTTAACCGCCGCTCACGCCGTAACCGTATTGCAAAATGGATGGATGATGTAATCTGGTGGACACATCGAACAGGTTTCAAGGATGGGGTTATTTGTGGATTGGCATTGAGTACGTTCTCTGCTTTGATTGCTTTTTACGTGGTGATTTCGATATGAAAAAACTTAAACTGTCTCAGTGGAATGATGGAAAAATAAAACCAAGTCGAGCAGGATTGTACCAACGCCGTTTATTATGTGGGATTAAGTATTGTTGGTTTGATAAAGTTTGGTTTGTTTGGGGAACGGATGCTAAAGATGCATATCATGAATTTCGACTAGGCGCTGTCAGTTCTAACAAGGAATTGCAATGGCGTGGAGTTTTGAAGTGAGACTTCTATCAATCCTTCTCTTACTCTACATCCCATCAGTTAATGCTATGGATGCAAAGCTAATGGTTGATATTATCGAATGCGAATCTAGCGGACGATATGACGCTGCGGGCGATGATGGTGTAAGTGTAGGGATTGCTCAGTTCCAGGAAGCGACGTTCAACGAAATGAAGAAGAAGGCCAAGATGCCGCGCCTCCGATGGAAGAATCCAATACATCAGATGAGATTGCTTATATGGATGTCTGATAACGGTTACGCTAATAGATGGTCATGCTTCAGAAAGTTAAAGAAAGGACTTGCACGAAATGGCAAAAATGATGCACAATAGCACTGCAACTTTGGACTTTGGTCGGTTCGATTTTGCGGTAATTGGAAGAGAAGCTAAGAAGCCCTTAAAGTCTGGGTGCTGTGCCGATTCAAGCAAAAGCCTTCTCTTCCTCAAGAATTCCGCTTGTTTCGACGACCAAACAGCATTCAGTCTTCAAGGGCTTTTTTGCGCCCACGGTTGCAGTACTCCAAACTATATTAAGCACGGTAGTCGGTGGCGTGGAAGAATAGACGTAATGCAATCCTGCGAAGGCAGGGGTCGCGGTGCAAAGAGCCAAATAGCACCAGACGAGCGGCGTAAAAGGGGTTATATGCGTAGTTACTGGATTACGCAGAAGGGCAGTTGCAGATACTGACTTATCTGATCGCTCAATGAATAGGATTGCAGGAATAGGCTAAGGAACTGGGTTGCAGGTAGGGGATAACCCCTGACCCCTGCTAATGGCAAGTATTGTCTAATGAAACGTGGTGAATTTACTGAAAGGAAATGAAATGGATAGCATTCAGTTTTTATTGCTATTAATTTTTATAGCATTTGTGGTGATTGCTGCTTTTTACGATGGAAAATGAACCAACTACAATGGTTTCAACAAGTAGGACAACAAGAGGAATATGAATATCTAATGCGCAAGGAAGTTGAAGAAGTACGCAAAGGAGACTTTCAAGAATTCGTAGCTCAACATGAGGCAGACAATGAACGACATAATGAATGCGCTAAAGCGCCCTTTTGATCCTAAAAAGATTAGCTGGCGTGTAGGCTCTACCAACTCTGAAAAGACAAAAGGAATCGCTCTAGCTTACATTGACGCTAGGGATGTGATGCACCGACTTGATGAAGTGTTTGGGCTTAACTGGCAATGCAAATACTCACATGCCGAAGGCAAGACTATCTGTGACATTGGTGCAAAAATTGATGGTGAGTGGATTTGGCGTGCTGGTGGTGCAGGCGATACCGATATTGAAGCAGAGAAAGGTGCTATCTCGGACGCATTTAAACGCGCAGCAGTGCTTTGGGGAATCGGCCAATACCTGTATGGCTTGCCTAACGAATGGGTTGAAATTAGCCCTGCTGGAAGGTCTTGGAAGCTGTCTAAAACGCCTAATCTTCCTAAGTGGGCTACACCGGAAGGATTCGATCAGATTATGGCTAGTCGTGCAGCTTCTGAACGACTTGGGATTAAACAATCCGTACATAAACCTTCGGAGAATCCAGACTACAATCCAGAAGGAGAAGAGTCAGAGTTTATCTCTGTAGTGCTTGATACGGTTCTTGGAATGGAGCAGAACTATTCAGGAATTAAAGAATATCTAACTAATCAAATGTTAGATGCATACCAAGCGGCATGGATTAACAACAGACTTGATTCAAAAACCCGCAGTGAACTTAAGAAGTTAAATTAAAGGAGCAGCAAAGCATGAGCGTTAACAAAGTAATCTTGGTTGGTCGCCTAGGCAAAGACCCCGAAACCCGTTACATGACCAACGGCGAAGCGGTGACCAATGTCTCCCTGGCGACTTCCGAAAACTACAAGGACAAGAACGGAGAAAAGGTAGAGAAAACAGAATGGCATAATCTGACGTTCTACCGCCGCCTTGCTGAAATCGCCGGAGAGTATCTGAAAAAAGGCGCACATATTTACGTTGAAGGTAAAATACAGACTCGTAAATGGCAGAATAAAGAAGGAAAGGACAGGTACACCACAGAGATTATCGTCAATGAAATGCACATGCTTGGCGGTAAATCTGAGCATCAAGAAAGCCAGCCGAAAGAATCTGCACCAGCAAAGCAACAGCCTAAAGGTGCATTTGACGACTTCGACTCTGACGCGCCTTTCTGACCATGCAACCACAACAGATCATTACTCGCGGTACGCTTGCACAACTACCGCATTTTGACCCTGTAGCCCAACTCTGTGCTGGTTACAGTAGTTGGGCGACTACAACCACTAAACAAGTTCCTGTTCAGTTAAAGAACAAAGCACAGAGCAGAACGGACGCTAGTGTACTAAAACTGTTCGAGGTTATG